ATGAGCAGCAACCCCGACGCCCAGGCGGGCAAGCGGGGAGGCCGCGTCCTGGACGAATTCGCCCTTCATCCGGATCCCCGGAAACTATGGTCCATCGCTTATCCGGGCATCACCTGGGGCGGCTCACTGGAACTTATTTCCACCCATCGCGGCAGCGCGAATTTTTTCAATCAACTGATCCGCGAGGTGCGGGAACACAAAAACCCCAAGAAAATCAGCATGCACCGCGTCACGTTGCAAGACGCTCTGGATGAAGGATTCCTCTATAAATTGCAGGTATCCCTGCCGGCAGAGGATGACATTCAGGGTATGGACGAGGTGGAATATTACGATTTCATCAAGTCCGGCTGCGCCGACGAGGAATCGTTTCAGCAGGAATACATGTGCGAACCGGCGGACGATGCGGCAGCCTTTCTGGAATACGACCTCATCGCCAAGAGCGAATACGGCGACGGCGAAAAATGGGAGATGGCGCTTCCCGACGGGGACGGCGTGACAAGCCGCCTGGCGCCGGAGCGGGGGATGCTTTACGGCGGTCTCGACATCGGACGGAAGAAGGACCTGACGGTCCTATGGGTCCTCGAACTCCTGGGCGACGTCCTCTATACCCGGAAGGTTATCACCCTGAAGGACATGAGCAAGCCGGATCAGGAAAAGATCCTCTGGCCCTGGCTGGCGATCCTTGACCGTTGTTGTTTGGATTACACCGGACTGGGGATCGGCTGGGGGGACGACGCGAAGAAGAAGTTCGGCGAGTACCGCATCGAGACGGTGACATTTACGCCCAAGGTAAAGGAATCGCTGGCCTATCCCGTCCGGGGGGCGATGGAGGACCGGCGGCTCCGGATCCCCTATGATCCGAAGATTCGGGCGGACCTCCGGGCGGTTACCAAGGAAACCACCGTTGCCGGCAACATCCGCTTCACGGCGGAGCGTTCGGAAGACGGTCACGCGGACCGCTTCTGGGCCCTGGGACTGGCGGTGCACGCCCGGGGGACCGGGACGGCGGCGGCCTCCCTGGGCCGCGATCCGGAAACGCGGGAGACGGCGATGGGGCGGGACTACGGCCGGCGGCCGGCGGGGGGATACTTCGGGCGATTCACGAGGGAGGCGGCGTAACGCGATGAGATTGAAAGAGAAAATAGCGAGGCTGCTCGCTCCGGAGCTGAAAGGCGAAACGGAGATCCGCGCCCTGGTGGCCGAAGAAATCACCCGGGCGAAGATGGCCGTACCGATTACGGCCAACTGGGATCCCAACAACGAGGGCTATCGGCGCTACGGCGATTCCATGCTGCGGCGGGACCTCATGCCCGTGGCCCAGTCCCGGATGTTCGAGATCGCCTATTACATGTTTGACGCCTCCGCAATGTTCCGCCGCCTGGCGATCCTGGACCGCTCGTTCCTCTTCGCCGGGCGAATCAAGGTCTTCTCCGAAGACGAGGCCGTCCAGGAGATCATCGACAAGTTCTGGGCCGACCCGGAAAACAACATGGACCTGAACTATCCGGAGATGGCCATGTGGCTGTCCATCCTGGGCGAGCAGTGCTGGCCCGTGACGGTGAACCCGTACAACGGCGCCGTGCGCATAGGCTACGTCGATCCGGCCCTGATCCGGGAGGTGTACGTCAACCCGATGAACGTCCGGCAGGTCATGCAGGTAGAACTGTCCGACCTCTCCGGCCGGGGCGGCGCGAAATACGCCGTGATCCGGAAGGATTACAACATCGCCTCCAAGACCTTCGACCGCCTGGTGGGGAACTGCTTCTTTCTCTCCCTGAATCATCCGCCGAACTCCCCCCGGGGAAGGAGCGATTTCCTGACCCTGTTCGACTGGATAGACTCCCTGGAACGCTATGGCTACAACTATCTGGAACGGGCGGAATTCATGTTGAATTTCGTTTGGGACGTGACACTGAACGGCATGAATCCGGACCAGATCCGGGACTGGCTCCGCGACAATCCGCCCCCGAAGCCGGGGAGCATCCGGGCCCACAACGAGGCCTGCACCTGGGAGGCGGTGGCCCCGGACATCAAGTCCGTAGACAACAAGGCGGGCTTCGACATGGGCAAGTCCTTTGTCATGGGCGCCCACGGGCGGCCGGCCTCGTGGTTCGGCGAAGGCGGCAAAGCCTACCAGACCGAGGCGGACCTGTTCGGCCAGGTGCCCGTGGCGGATCTGAAGCAGCGCCAGGATTACCATCGCTTTCAGATCGAGCAGATCCTGCAATTCGTTATCGATCAGGCCGTGATCGCCGGGCGTCTCGCCAAGGAAAAGGCGGCGGCGGGCTTCACCGTCGCCATGCCGGAAATCAGCAAGAAAGACCTGACCAAGATGGTCAACGGCATCCCGCAGTTGACGGCGGCCCTGACCATCGCCGTGAACGCCAAGTGGATTTCGGCGGAGACGGCGACGCGGATCTTCGCCTTCGTCAGCAGCTATCTCGGCTACGAGGTGGACGCTGAAGCGGAGATCGAGGCGGCGGCGAAACTGCCTCCGGAAGAAGAGACGGACTACGAAAAGATCCTCAAGAATGGGGACGGCTCCAATAAGGAGGGCGGTGCTGATTTTCCCGGTACCGTACCGGAGGGCGACGGGGACAAATGAGCAGGAAAGCGGACTTCAACAAGAAAATCAAGGCCCTGATCAAGGCGGCGGGCAAGCTCGAAGACAAACGGGTGGTCGCGGTAATCCGCCTCCTGAAGGACGCGCACAAGGATGTGGCCGCCACGGTGGCATCAACGGATTGGCAGACCTATCACCTCCCCCAGCTCCAGACGGCCATCGAGCGGGCCTTGCAGGAATTCTCCCGCCGCCTCGCCGTCGAACTCTGCGATGCGCAAAGCAAATCCTGGAGCCTCGGCGTGGAGATGGTGGACCTTCCCCTGCTGACCGTGGGTGTGACGGCGGTCATCCCGGCCATCGATACGTCGGCCCTGGTCAATCTGCAGAGCTATTCCAGTTACTTGGCAACAAACTTGGGCCGGGATGCGGCGGCAAAGATTTATAACGAACTGGCCCTGGGGATGATTGGGCAGAAGACGCCCTTCGAGGTCATGACGGCGGTGGGTAAAAACCTGAACGATAAGGGAACGTTCCATTCTATCGCCGAACGAGCCGAGGTTATCACCCGGGTGGAGACGGGCCGAGCCCTGGAGATGGCGTCTCAGGCGCGGCTGGAACAGGCCGTCGCGGTCGTGCCGGGGCTGAAGAAGCAATGGGTTTACGGCGCCGCACACCGGAAGATGCCCCGCTTCGCTCACATGGCGGCGGACGGCCAGATCCGGGACGTGGACAAACCGTTTATGGTCAACGGCGTGGCGCTGATGCACCCCCGGGACCCGGCGGGGCCGGCAAAAGAGACGATCAACTGCCGATGCTATTCGGCGCCGTACATGGAGGGGTGGGACGCGGCGTGAAAAACGATTTTCCGGGGACAGACGCGGGTGCGCCCTGTCCCCATAAAAAACGAAAGGAGATAAAACATGGCCAAGGATGAAAAAAACGCAATCGGCGACGACCTTTTGAAGCAGGCCTGCGCGGCCTACGGCATCGAGCCGCAATACATCTTTGCCAGCCGTTGCGACGAGGCTACCGGCGAGGTCGTCATCGTCACCAACGGCGGGAGCAAGGTGCGGTGGAAACCGGGCGCAAGCGTCGAAAAGCTCGATGAAATCGCTATTACTGGCATCAACCCCAAGGCAGCGAAGCGCAAGGTCATCGCCGGCAAGGCGAAGGGATAAGGGAGGTCGTCATGAAGAAAGCCCTATGGCAGCTCTTGTCCGTGCGGCGCCCCGATCTTTTGGCGGGGAAGCAGATCGACGCCGTAACCGACGACGAGGTCCGGTACCTGGGCAGGATGTCCGTCGATGTCCGGATCGAGCGGCACGACATCAGCCTTGACAGGATCCGCGACCTGCTCTGGGATGCGATCAATAACCGCAACAAAGACGCCTATCTCACGGAAGTATGGCCCACGTACCTGATCTACAGCCACGACGGCAAGTATTACCGACTTTCCTGGTCGGTAATCGACGGCGAGGTCCGGCTGGGTGATAAGGAGCAGCAAATGGAAAAGGCCTGGGTGGAGGTCCGTTCCGGTCAGGACGCGGCCGCCGACAGTCTGAGCATGGTCATGAGGTTCGGGGCAGCCAAAGATCCGGAAGGCAGCGCCTGGGACGTGACGATCTGCGAGGCGGGGTTCACCCTGAACAACACCTTCATCCCGGAAGATCTGCTTATCCGCTCGGCGGCCATGTTCGAGGGTGCGGACGTGAATCTCTATGAGTTGCCCCAAGGGGCGACCCACATTCCGGAACCGCTCTTTGACCTGAAACAGTTGCTCGTGCGCAACAAGGTCGGCTGGATCGACCAGGTGAAATACGTGGCCGGCGAGGGACTGAAGGGTGTCCTGCACTTCCTGGACAGCGCCAAATCGCTCGGCCGCAACCTGATGGACGCCATGTCCAAGGGCGCGAATGTTTATGGGTTGTCATGGGACTGTCTGATACGCGCCTCCCGGGATGTGATCGACGGCAGGCAAACTTTGCGGATCGATGATTTCACTCACGTCGATTCCGTTGACATCGTAACGAGGCCCGCCGCGGGCGGGAAATTCAACCGGGCAGTGGCTTCCATGCCGGCCCAAAACAAGGAGGCTATGATGAAAGAGAAGCTTTGGAACCTGATCAAGGAGAAACGGCCGGACCTCCTCGTCGGAAAGGATTTTACGACCATTTCCGATCAGGACGTGTTTGGACTGGCCCGGATGGCAATGGATGCGCCGTTCGCCACCTTGCAGACGGCGGACCCGCCCGATTTGAGCGGTCTGGCCACCAAGGAGGATTTGGAGCTCTTCCGTTGCGGCATGGCCCTGACGGAGGCCCTGGGCAAGTGCGACCTGCCCGATGTGGCGAAAGAGCGGATCAGAAAGACCTATGAAGGCCGGGTGTTTCAGTCGGCGGATTTGGAGAAGTCCATCGCCGACGAGAAGGACTACCTGGCCAAACTAAACCCCCAGAATCAGGCGGCGGGCGACGGCCAGCCGGCCTCCCGGCTCTCCGTCGGCCTGGGTTCCTTCGACCGGGCCT